AGCCACTGTTGCGGGTGTAGAAATAGAAGGCAGCCCAACAATTAAGGTCTGAGAGTAGGCATGCATCTCACCGTCTAAACCTATTACCTCATATTGCACTGTGTCCCACGAAGGGTCTTTTGCATCAACCATTTCTGAAGAAGAAGCTAACCCTACATAATCCCAAGACTGCCCTCCATTTATATTTCTATAAACTCTAACATAGGTTTCATTTGTACTCCAATAGATTAAAAACTGCTCTGGTTGCTCAAACACCCCCACACTTCTAACATAGTAGTGTAAATCTATAAGGGGAGTAAAGTAGGACGTGCCTGATGTATTCCCATACAGCTCATATATAACAGTAGATGGGCTTTGTGGAATAGTATCTGTATAACTCGCTGAGAGTGGCGTAGCGACAAATGTTCTAGCACCACCATCCAAGTAACGATAGATAGAAATCGATGTTTCGTCCGTTGACCAAGCCAGTCCAACACCGTTTTCGAGTTTTTTATATGTAATATTTGTTATAGCCATTACGGTGCGTATTTAATCCAAACGTCTCCGTCTTGCATATCCGCTGAAGCAGGGTTGTTTGTTGAAAAACGAATATTCCTTACCTGTTTTGTGAGGTCTGTATTGTTATTTGCTACCACCTTCCCTTGGAGAGTCCCTGCTGTAATCATATCTGCTGGGTGAGTTGAAGGGTGAACATAGTCACTTCCACCGCCCATATCAACCTTCTGTCCATTAATGTATACCCCATCATGCCGATAATTTGTCTCTCCAATCTTCACCCCAGATGTATTATAAGTCCGTATTGTAACGTCTGACATAACGCCCCCAAGACGTGCTGAACTTCTTTTCACACCTTGATAGAAATGATTCATTTCTATCATAGCACCAATGTCATACTGTGTGTCACCTGATGAAAAGGCTATTTCACCTATCAATTGGGCGGCATTGTTTATAAGTCTTATTCTCCTGTTATAAGGGTCTATCTCAATCCTATTGCCGTTTATGTTCCCTACGTATAACTTTCCATCCTCTATTGTTAAACCACCTATACTTCCAGATAAAGCATTTATTATCCCTGTTATTTCGGTATCTGAGAATTTAGCCTTGCCTGTTTCAAAGTCCAACATTAGCTTTGGTTGCCATGACCCTGAATCGCCAGTATAAGAGTTGTAATTGGAGGTGTTGTCTATCCCCTTTTGAGAAATTAATCGACCCCTAACATTGCTACTGACATTGCTTGTGTCGCCAGTAAATACAGCTCCCCCTATCTTAGCAAATTTAGCAACGAGAGAATCTACAAACACTGCCTCCCATTGATTAAACGCTTTCCAATAAGTGGTATTAGTTGGCGGTATGCCTGCGTATGGGGTATCTTTTATTAATAAGTATAGAATCTCTCCATACTGAACATAGGGAGTATAATCTTGCTCTCTCCGATACCGCTTAGTGCTATCATAATAACCTGCTGGATAAGGAATAGCTCCATCAACTCCGACAGGGGACATCCCCGTGTCTACGTACAGATTTGAGCTGTCATTCCATTCCCACCAAGTCCTAGTAGTTGAATCTACGTATGGCGCACCGCCCTCCCTACTTATAGTTATAATATCAGATGCTTCATCAGCAACCCTACTAGCTCTTAAAGTGATTGTTTTAAATAAGGTAGATGAGCCTACAGTACGCTCAGTGGTTGAAACAACGGTGACGAATGAAGGCTTAGTTGCTGTAAAAGCACCTCCATCTATACTGTATTCCCATGTCTCTACGGTTGTATTTACGGCGGTTGCTTTAACGCTTACTTGTGTAGGAGAAGAGACGTTCCCTTGCCCTACAGTTATTTTAGTTGTATTAGCCGAGAGTGTGATTGTTTTAGATGGGTCGCCATCATCAGCATATCTAGATACAGAGTAAGCTTCAGTAGTAGCAGATTTCTTGTAAGTAGTAGTCGTTCTCGTCCATAAATACCAACCTAATGTTACTGAGGGTAGAGATGTACTCCAACCAGATGTAGGGGGTGTTGTACCGCTAGAGCTCTTAGCATAATGAATAGTGGTAGATGTTATGCCGTCACCGTCATCCCCATCTTTTACAACATATCCACTTGTTGTATCCGTCGTTCCATCAGTGTATGTAATAAAATCTCTTACCCAAAGGAAATAGCCCTCTGGCTTAGCTCCCAGTTCAGCAATAGTTGATTTCCACCCGCTTGTGGGATGAGACGTATCACTTGATGAATAAACATATTGATTTACAACAGTTGATATGGATTTTGCATCTTTGCCTTGAATAACTCTAGGTTCGGTTTCATCATATGTCCCATCCGTGTACAATATTCGTTCGTAATTCCACAGATATTCGTTTGCCCCTTTTGTGGGAACAGTTGTGAACCAATCAGTTGGGAGCACGTTCGAATCTAAGCTAACTCCGTAATAGTCTAAGACTTCAAGAATGCCGTCGCCGTCTTTTACCCACTTAGTCCAAACAGAAGGTGTCCCAAACGCCTCCCATATACCTCCGACCTTCTTTCTCTTTGCCACCCACACAAATTGATTTGATTCAGTCGGGGCAACAGGGTTGTCCGACCAATCACCATGATAGTCGTCGTTCTGATAACCCACGTCTGTTGTTTTAGGCAAAACAGGAGGTACGGTATCGCTGTTATTAGCCTTGAAGATGAACTCTTCCCCAATACCGTCCATCCCCTCGGAGATGTTTAGTATTTCTGCTTGGTCTGATTCCCTTTTATTCCCGATTAAGTAGCTAAGAGTGACATAGTCAGCAAAACCATCTCCGTAAGACTCATCCAAGGTTATATACGGGACATCCCTCGCTATTTCAACGCCATTAACCTCCCATATAAAACCTCTGCTGCTTGCAATATCAGAGGCAATATCTTCTTCCCCTTTCCTAAATATAGCAGTACATTTTATAACCTCAGTACCATTAATTATCTCGCCGCCAACAATTTCTGTAATTTTGTTAACACCTTCCCAATGCGATTGATAATGCCCTTGCACTCGTATATTAACAGATAGACCATCCTCTGACCACTTAGCCCATAACGACGGTGGAGAAAAATCAAGCCATACACCGTTCTTCTTCTCTCTCATAGAGACAAATTCAAAAGGAAGTTCTTTAGTTACCCCTTTAGGATTATCAGTCCACCCCTCTGGTTCTAAGTCATCTTCTTGCGTTGATAATGGAGGATCAGGAGCAATCCCTGTATCATTTCGGGTGAAGATGAACTCGTGAAAATCACCGTCCATACCCCTTAAATCCTCTTCGTTAGCAATAGGAGTACTCTTGTTAGAGCCTTGCTCAAACATAGGGAGGAATGTTAGAACCTCGCTTGCTACATCGTTAGCCACAATAGAGAAAGCTATTGCGTTCTTAGCTAAAGTAAAAGTCCACTCTACTTGACAATATTCCCCACTTTGAACCTGCCATGAAAGGTCGAACGTTTCCCATGTTAAATCTTCGTATTGGAAAGCAAAAGCATAACCAGACCCACTATAAACAATGGCTTGGTAAGTATATAAACCTTTACGCCAAAATCCATTTTGGATATATTGATTAGCGGCTGTGCTCCTGAGACCTTTTGTTAATGCCATATCTTATATTTCTACTGTTCGATATTCTTTTGTATCTGATACCGCTACAGTTGTAACAGTTCCTATATTTTGCCTAGCCTGCGTTTGCTGTTCAGGGGTTAATTCTTGGGGTATAAGGATATTCACCTCTTCAACGATAGAGCCTAAGAAGTCTTCAAACGTGCCCGTATTACCCCTAGCCTGCCAATCCTCGTAGGCACTTAATCCTACAAGTGAATCAAGCCATTGAGCGGGTGTTCCGACAAATCCATTCTCTATAGCTATCTGATAAGCACTCTTTCCGTTTATCCCGTCAACACCATCCGAGCCCTCAAGAAGCTCGGGTGTAACCTTTACTGTTTGCCCTCCCTGCATACCATATATTAGCAACCCTACCAACGTTGAAGCGGAAGGGACTGCGGGGTCGTCTAATCTTACTATATTGCTCATACTACTTGTATTCTATTTCCGTTTTTATCTACTACCATTCTACCGTCGTCACTTAAGCCTTTAACTCTAAATATCGTTATCTCGTCAAAGTCGACTTCTACGTAATCACCAGAGCCACCCCAATAATCAAAATCCCATCTTAGGTCGTAATTCCTTAAAAGATTCTTACCCCCCTCAACTTCATCTGTCTTTTGGTTTGACATTCTTTTTATCTCAGCATCAATCGCTAGCCTAGAATCTCTTAAGGCTTCTGATAAAGATTTATAATCTCTACTGTAAATCTTTAGAGTACGCTCATACTCAGCTCTTTCATATTCTGTCACATGCGGGTCTGCATGGTCTAGGATAGCCTCTATTGAAGCTTGATACTGGTCTAATGAGCCACCACTAGCTAAAAACTTATTGGAAATTGATTGAAGCTTTGCCTTATAGATGTCGGGCATATAGATACTATTAAGGGCATAGGTTACGTCTGATAAAAGTTGCTCTTGTTCTACATCTAAGCGTACGTAAATTGAATAAAGAGAACGCCTTTCTGCCTCTGATATTAAATCATCTTCTAATGCGACTAGTGTTTGAGTTTTTAACTCATGCATCGCACTATCCAATTCACCTATATTCGTTTGAGCCGAACCCAACTGAATAGAGACATCCTCTAACCCTTGTGTTAAACTTTTTGTCTCTTCCTTTATAGCATCTTCGATAGAATAGACCAACACCCATTCTGAGGACTGCCTTGATGGTTCTCCTGTAGGTTTATCTACTATACATCTATACCTACTCCAACCTACCCATACTTCATCTTGTAGCGTCTCTGTGTATTCGTAAGGCTCTTCACTTATAGCTGTTTCAAATGACCAAATACCTCTATCCCTTACTTTCCTTATAGGCGCACCCTGATAATCTATTTCTATAATGTCCGAAACCATTATACCTCGTGCGTATAAGTATCCCTGCTCTTTGTTTATTTGAGTTAACTTGCTAAAGTCTATTACATTCTCTAACCCTTCTGGCTTACCTAGTTGGAACGATTTGTATCCCCCTTTATAATTGTCTACTCCATCGAGCATAATAATATGCCCATCTTTAGCTGACAAGAATATAGTTGATTGCCTAGTTGTATCAACGAAGTTTCCCCATTTAGCTATATTCATAAATGGTCTAGGCGGGTAATTCCTCCCTGCTGGGACTGCTTCGTCTGCACCTAGACTTATAGTCATATATTGTAGATTGTGATAGACTGCATCAACCCTAAACCAGCTAGTATAGAATCCTGTATTTTGGTGATAAATACCTTTTACAATATCGTATAAATGGAATGGGATAATATCACCTTCTTCGAGTTTGAGTCTTATGTTATAGGAGTTAGGGTATATAACGTTCCCATCTTCGTCCTCATCTTGCCAAACCTCGGTAATAAGACCTCCTGCCCCTATCGCTAAATCTTCCCCTACTAAGGTTAATCTGTTGTATCTTAATTCGGGAACTTCTAGCAAGGAGCGGATAACAAGACTTTCTAGTTCGCCATTACCATCTGAATCTATGCGACCCCCTTTGCCTGTAAACATACCCGATGCGAATTCCCCAAATTCAGAACCATCTAGGAATTTAATTAATGCTCTAGCTGTATCTGGTTTTACTTTAGATAGGAATTGCCTATTCCCTATCAACTGTATGAGACTTTCAATCTCAGCCGTTAAAGCACCCGATGTACCGCTTAGTAATGAGCTTAGTTGGTTTTTGATTTTTTGTAATGTTCCAACCTGTTTCTCTTCTGTTAAGGTTACCTCGTAAGTGGGGACTATGTCTTTCCCCTCTATAATTCTAAGAGAATCAATGATAATAGACCCATTTATATCTAAGTCTATATCTGAGAACATTAAATAATCACCCTCTATAATAGTCTCACTCAGCAAAGGGTTCTTTGCCATATATATAGGAGATAATTTAACGTCGTACGTGTACCTTACGTAATCGTTTTTAGAAAGATATGCTTGCCCTGCTTCTAATAATCTTTGAGACGCCGCTTGAATATAGACTTCGGGCATTTCAATATTTAAAAGGACAAACTTATCCCCTGCATTTATATTCATTGAAGAGTAAGGGAAGAATCGTCCTATGTCTTCTACTCTGTTACAGGTTAAAACGTATTTATTGCCAACTTTTTCACAGGAAAGTATCTCGAACTCTCTACCGCCGTTCATACCTGTTTTAAGGCTTATGGTGGCAGTTTCTCCCGACAGGTAGTCGTTTATATCAAAACCAATATCTTTTATCGTTAATTTGAAAGGCGGAACAGTTTCGCCCTCTTCAAATAATCCATCGTCAGTTATAGGAGTACCATCTTCGTTGGTGATTGAAACTATTTCGTCTAAGTTACCGTTGTCGCCTGAATCTAAATCAACAGGTAT